ATCAAGGTTTACAGTAGGACCATCGGGGTGACCGAGTTCTCCAAGAGCACGACCCTTAGCAACAAAAGTTTCATTATAACGATTTACTTCCTTGGAAAGAGTTTCCATAGGATACATTCTACCGTTACGGTTTTTGATATCTCCTTGGAGAAAAACTCCTTCAATGTACAGTTTCTTACTGGAACCTTTGCCCTCAGTAATAATTTTTACGTTTGAAATTTCTTCGGTGATGAGTTTCATTTGATTATCCAGTAAAACCTACTTTTGTACCTTTAACATCTGTTCCAGATGCTACTGAAACAGTGTGTGTTGGATTTTTTTCCAATAATTCTGTAGTATTTGCCAACATTGTAAAAGTTCCAATAGTTGGTCCTGCATTAGTCTCAGAAACAGTAATCACATAATCAGTAGTGCTTGGATTGGCAAGACGAACAACTGTTGCTTCACTAAAACTTGATCCGGCACCAACTGAATTTGGAACATTAATTTCAGAACCTTTCAGTAAAATCCGTCCCATTATTCTCCCCCTTCTTCGGTAGTTTCTGGTTCATTGAACATGGATGCACCAACAGTTGGGCGAATAGTTGCAATTCTTTCTGCTGATTTTGCAAACAAAACATCTTTAATTTTGTCACTAATATCGGATGCTGACGAATCTGATCCAATCAAATCTACAATTTCTTCCATGAAATTTAAATATATGTATATTTTCTATTTATATCTCAGCAGCTTTACCGTCAGCATCAGCAATTCCACCATTTACCTCTGGTTCCATGGGAACATCACCCAACATTCCCTGTTCACCTTCTTGAGGTAGTGGTTCACCAGTAATAGGATCTACTGCACTTGGATCTGGAATAACTCCATCTTTAATTTCTTTTTCTATCTGTTCGTCCATCTCAATCTGTTCAGAATCAGTCTGACGAAGAACTTTACTACGAACCCATTGAGTCGAATAGTACTTTCCAATATAAGGTTCAATTGTTGCAAGAACACCAAGTCTCTCATTCAACATCTCAGTTTCTTTGAGTTCTGCAAACTGATTGTCATATAAGAAATCATATTGAATGTGATCCGAAATTTTGTTCCAATCTTCGGGCGATACAACATTTTTTAGAATCAATTGAGTCTTCAGCATATCATTGAACATCTGAGCAAATCTCTTTCTCAGACGACCAACAAACTTGGAAAACTTAAGTTCATCTCTCAAAATCTCAGAAGAACGACCAAGATTAAAACCGCCATCAGCAGCAATTCTAGACTCAGGAACTCCAAGTGCTCTGTAGAGTTTCTTTTGGAAATACTCAATATCAGAAAGTTCTCCAAGATTCTGACCACCTGGCAACGTAGTGATTTCAGTACCACGACCACCCTCTCTTCTAGGAAGCCAGAAGTCTTCAAGCATACTCATATATTTGCGATCATCACGGATTTCTCCAGTGTTTGCATCATAAACTTGTTTGTTACGATAACGCATCATAACGTCACGTAAATATTGTTCTGCTTTGACCTTTGGAAGATTACCAACATCAATATAGAAGATTCTACGTTCTGGTGCTCTTGAAAGTCTGTAAATAACAAGAGAATCCTCAATCATTCTAAGTTGATTGAGTGCCTTGATTGCTTTATGGAGATATGAAAGAACGGAACCTTTATTTCTATCAACTAATCCAGAAGTGCAATATGTAATTGCATCTTTTGCAATTCTAGTTCCTTTTGATCCTCCGCCACCTGCAATATTGGTGCTTGGATAATTTGGTTTTGGAGTATAAACAAAGTATTCTTCAATCTCTGGTGCAATTCCGTTCTTTGATTCATCACGACCAGGAATATTAGGTCCAATAATATTCTTATCTTTTTTCTTTTCCTGACGAATATATTTCATCTTCATTGGATCAATATACCTCAGTTCTTTGATTCCTTCCTGAGGTTTTTTGAGATCAATTACTTTATGATAATATAAACGACCATCTACATACCAATTTCTAAAAATTTCATGTGACTTTTTATCAAAGTCTAAAAGTTCTTTGATATATTTAAATTCTTGTCTGATTGCTTTTTTTAATTTATCTGTAGCATTCAGATTTGACAATTCTATTTCAATAGGAGAATCATAAAGATCACTTACAATTGCTTCATTGACGACATCTTCAATTGCACCATCACATTCTGGATGAAGTGCCATCTCACGATATCTTTTAATTAAATCATACTCTGTTCTATATACACCTTCAATATCTACATACGAACCATAAAATCCACTACTAATATAGTTGTCAACCCCATCCTCGTTATTTGCGGGGACGGGGGAAACTATATTCTTGGATTTTTTTTCTGTATCTTCAATAGAAAACCCGAAAAGTTTTGCCATATTATAAACTGACTAGACTGCTATTCTATTATTTAGTTAATATCCTCACCGCCAGCATTAGGAGATGTTCCTCTGGAAGCTTCCCACCATTGAACTTGAAGTTCAACTGTAAACTCTTCAATAGTATCAGTTGTTTCGTAACTTAAGTCAATTGTAGAAATATTGGTTGGGAATGTATCATAGAATCTATAAGATCTAAGAATTCCTCCATCTCTATCTAACTGATAGACATAAGCGTCTGCTTGATATTCATCTGGATTTGTAATTCCAGTGCCATCATTCATTCTATTAATGGTATTCATCCATTTTTCAAAAGCAGAACGAATTGAGAAATCACGATCGTTGATTACGGTGATTGTCCAGGTTTCAAAAGTTCTATCTCCAGCGATCTTTAAAATACGACCTCTGAATGGAACATCAATCGGAGCAACCGTTGATGCTGGAAGTGCTGCTGCTTTTACAAGAAATCTTGATTTTGAAAGAGTATCGTTATCAACCCCAACAGCTGCTGGGAATGCTAATTCAACTTCAAAGAGATTTGGTCTTGCACCACCACCAGATAACTTACTTTTAAAATCCGTAATTTTTCTTAGTGGAATGTTATTTACTTGTTGACGAGATGCCATGGTTTTTTAACCTCTAGTTTAATTAAACGTTACCGATTACTTCTTCAAAAGAAACGCCAGTTCTAGTGGCAACAAATGTAAGACCGATGAAGTTGATGGATCTTGCTGGTTTAATGAAGATTTCCGCAATGAATTCATTATTATCTATAACAGCGGCAGTATTATTTGTTTCGTCGCAAATTACGACGAAATCGGTAATGCCTCTCTTAGATTGTACATCGCGTAAGAATGGTTCAACAATATTTACGAAATTGGTTCTTGTAATCTCATCGTTGAACTCAAAGAGTTGATCTTTTGCTGCAGCAGAGATTGCATCTTCAAGATAGACAAACAAACGACGAACGTTGACTCTATCAAATGCTGATGCTTTAGCAAGACCAGTCTTGTCTCCAAAGAGAACAATTCCGGCACCAGGTGAGAAGATTACAGGATTAACTCTGTTAGAGTAAAGTCTGTCTCTCTGAATCTTGCTTGGATTGTATGCAAGTTTAACTGCATTGAGGATTGCACCTCTGTTTGTTCCCGCAGGTGAGAACCATGGGAAGTTATTTGCATCGTTTCTAGCACAAAGACCAGCGATGTCTCCATTTAATGGAACATAGCGGAATGTGTTTGAGAATCTATCAAACATGTACTTGTATCCGCTATCAAATACTGCATATGAAGACGATGAAACTGGCGCATAGAAACTGATTACATTATCAGTAATATCAGCATCAGATCTGATATTTACTGCAGTATCATCTGTAGTATCAGTAATTGCAGTTCCTCTGTATGGTGAGATAAATGCGAGTGCATCTTTTCTCAATTCTGCAATAGAAATAAGTTTGTTTGCTAGTGCTTGAGCATCTAATTCAGTATGGTTAGCAGATCCCATCAGTAAGAAATCTACTTCATAGTTATCAGTATTTTCAAAAAGATCATATGCAGAAGATAGATCGCCTAAAGTTGCATTTAATGCTCCTGTGCTATCTCCGTCAGTGTTTCCATTGTAATTTTTTCCGTTCTCAAGAACTCCGTTAAAAGTTCCGGATGCTCCAAATACAACTTCTTTAGCATTTTGATCCCAACCGATATCAGATACGAGATTGAAAGTTCCTGAACTATATCCAGTTGTTACAATTCCTGCAGGTTCAGATCCCCCGAAAACATATTCAGAGTTAGTTTCAAGATATTTTCTCCAGTATGATGGAGAACCTAAAGAGAACTCTGCATCTTTTGCTTTAGAAAGACTCAAATGCTTTTCAAGGATGGTTCCGGCATTTCCAGTAATTTTACCTTCGCCGTCAACTACAACAACATGAACTTCATCAAATCTTCCACCTCTGGCTGCTGCATAAGACGATGTTGATGGTCTATCTGCCAGGGTGTTCCATTTAACAGTAGAAGTTGTAACAGCACCTCCAACGGTTGATGAGGAAAGAGATAACTCTTGCTGATCAAACCAATCAAGTCTTGCTGTATATGAAGTGGATGCATATGAAGCAGAATAACCATTCGTATGAATAGCAACGTTTCCTGACCCGCTAAATGCATATATTCCAGAAGATTGATAATCTACTGCGGTTTCTGTTCCTGCTGCAGAAACATGAGAAAGAACTTTTACGCCAAGATTTCCTGCACCAATTTCAGTAACTACGCCTTTGAGATATCCATCTAAAGTTGTTGTAGTTCCTGCTCCAGGAAGAACCGAACTGATTGCTTGAGTTACGCCATATCCAACCGAAACACCGGAAGTTGTAATTCCAGAAAGAATCTGATCTGCTTTAGCATCAATCAGTCCAACTCTGATTCCATTTGCCCATGAACCTGGGTTTGCTGCAGCAAATGTGACACCTGTTATTGTGTTTTCATCATACCCAAGTTGAGTATAATGCTCTCCGCTCTTAATTTTGACTGTAGTAGCAGTACCAACTTTTGCATTGGTTAAGTTTGCTCCATCAGTTCTGACGACTCTAAGCGATCCACCATATGCTAAGAAAGATGATGCAGTTAACCAACTTTCATACTGCTTATCTGTAGCTGATGGTTTGCCGAAAACGTCTAACAAATCTTTTTCGTTTTCTACCAGTACTGGAAGTTCTGCTGGACCCTGGGCAAAAGGTGCCGCAATAGCTCCAATGCTTGCTGAAGTTGGATCAACTCTACCAACTGTCAGGTCTACTTCTCTTACTACAATACCAGGAGATGCTAAATTTAATGGCATCTTGATTTCCCTCGCATCCAAATTTATCTAAAAATATTTAGGAAAAGGGGTATTTTCAATGGGGAAACTATGCATGAATTACCAATCTGGATATTCCCAGTCAATTTTCTTTTTCTTTTTGGATTTAATTCTTTTTATAGTACACTCTTTACACTCATAGGAATATGATGACGGCAATGTTTTTCTTCCCTTTCTCGTAAGATAATAATCTTCAATTAAATTTTTTATTTCTCCACATACTCTACATTTACGATCAAAAAATAATAGATGTTCTACTTCTATTTCATCATCAAAAGACATCACTGATAGTCCCACATATATGACATATCACCATATTCATCTGTATACCACCTATCTCCAGATTTATCTACAAAAGTAGACTCATCATTAAATCCGTCCGAAATAAATCCAAATGGTGACATATCTTGTTCAATTTGATTTTTTTGTTCCTCATAAATTCTTTTTCTAATATCATTATCTGTCATTTCTTTAAAATAATCTTGTGCAATTAACCATGCAAAAATAACAAGACACATTGCCAGGTCATCATTACAACCTTCTTCTGCCTCAAAAGAATTATGTTTTTGTGCAAATGTAGTTAATTCTGAAATGATATCATAATCAACGGTCAATAATTTATCATCTTCTAAAAATGTCTTTAGATTAGAACAACCCAGTTTTTTAACTGCCGCAGTCATTCTTACACCCATTTGAGTTTTCTTTCCAGAAAAACCTTGTCCAACTATTTGACCAGCACGTCCTCTCATAGATGCCATTAAGAGATTTTCATATTCAAGATCATAATGAAGAATATTTGCTACTTGCTCTCCAATATCATTTACTTCTATAAGTAACCAAGAATTATTATATCCTTTTGCAACATCCAAAATTACATTTGGAAATAACATTGGTTTAATTTCATTATTTCTATACTTCGCTACAACTTTGTATGGAAATTGAGTAATATCAAAAACAATGAAGGCAGAATAATCGTTTCCTAATCCACGAGCAACGTCAACTGTAATCAGATAATTGTGATCTTCTACTGGATTTTCATAAATGTCAAGTCCAGCATTTCTTTGTATTGGATTTTCATAAACAAGATTTTTGAGTTTTGCTGGATTAATTAGGGTATTAACAGATCCTAAGAATTCGCATTCAAACTCAACTTTGAATTGCTGTTCAGATGTGTTGGCGATCGTTTGTTCTTTCCAAACAGCATCCCTTCCAGGAACTTCTGACCAATGAACATCTGTTGGAACATATTCATTCTTTCCTTTCTCCGCATCATGCCACATGCGGTAGAAATGATTCATACCCCTAGGGGTAGAAACAATAATTACTTTTGAGCTCTGTCCAGAAGAAATAGTAGGATAAACAGAGGCAAAGAAGTCATCAGCAATGTGATTCGGGATGAACGCGAAC